CTTGTTTTTCTATATTATATGTAAAACCAGTGGAAGCTAATGGTGAAAAATTACCAGAAGTAGTTCCAGTAATATCAATATAATAATTTCCTAATTGTCTTTCTATTGAATTTGAAGATCTTACTTGCCCATCGGTATAGATGGTATTGATGATACCATTTATAAAATTGATAAATGTAATTCCTGGTCCAGTTGGTCCAGTTGGCCCATATCCAGGATTTCCAGTTGGTCCTGTTATTCCTTGTGGGCCAGCTGGACCTTGATTGCCTCTTTGAGCAATAAAAGTATATGTTTGAATTGGATTAAATGGTGATGAACCGTAAATTGACATTTATTATATTTATTTAAATATTAAATTTCTTTTAGAACAATAAATTCATCAAAGCATATATGAGCAATTGTGGATCCATAATCTGGACCAAAACTCAATAAAATTTGATTTATATTATTTAAATCTATGGATGGATTGGTTATATAAAAATCACCAGCTCTAAAATAAATGTTAGTATGATAAGTAAATTGACTACTAGGTGTAGCATCATCATATGAAAGAGTTCCAGCTTTATATGGATTATATGGTGGTTTAAAACCAGATCCATTTATTTTTGATGATACTGTAGCACTATTATTTGATCCATCGATTAATGTTAAATTAAAATTTGCTTCCATTGTATTACCAGAACTCAATGGTTCCAATAATTTCAAAGAACCATTTAAAACTAAATAATTGTTTTCTGAAAATGTTAAAGAATTTGGATAAGTATATCCCATTAAAAAATTAGATTCTATAGGAGCATATAGTCCTCTGTAATTAAAACCTATAATCCCAGCAAAATCTTGATTAAAATTTGTTGGAGGACCTTCTAATTTTATTCTATTTTGATACACCGCATCAGCATAAATTTTAAATCTTTCTTCGTCAAATCCTCTAGCAGATAGTATTGTATCTGCTACCTCTTTATCAACAGCAAAATCATAAGTCACACCAATATTAGTCAAAGTTAATCCAGTAGCACCAGCATATGATAATGTTATACCATTAAATGAATCTAAAATATATTTTATTTCAGAATAGTTTTCTTTAATATTTTTTGATATTAATTTTTTATTTTGTTTATATATTTTTTTATCATTTAAATTTGTATCTTTATAATTTAATTTTTTAATTTTTAAAGAGTTAAAATTATGTCTTCCTAAAAATAAAATTAATTCAGATTTACAATCGTTTAATTTTGGCAAATTTGTATTATATACAAATCTACTCTCATCAAAAGCCCATGTAGGATTTCCAGTTAAAGATACAAAAGCATGTGTATTGTAATCAAATCTACTATATTTAGAAAAACTCTGTAATTCTCCATGTGCTAGACTGTCTGGAACAATATTTAAAATTTCTGGTATATTTCTTTTTACATCCCACGAAAAACCATAACCATAAACAACATCAGAAGAAGAAGAGTCTATGTCTTCTGTTCCCTGTAAATTAAAAATCGGTATGTTAATAAACATATCAAAATATTTTAAATCATTTTCTGTTATAGTAGTTTTTGGATGTGTTGGAAAACTATCCTCAGCATTATTTATAAAATCTGCTGCAATTAGGGTGTATATATTTTGATAATAACAACTTCCATTTGCAGCATCTGCAAATAATATTAAACTTTTAAGATTATTAAAATCAACTTGTTTATTTTTTACTTTGAAAATGTATTCTTTATTTTGTATTTTCTGAGCAGCGTGTATTGCTACACCACCACCTCTACTATGACCACCAAAACTAATTTTAGATAAATCAATTTTATTAGAAATATTAATATTTAATCTATTTAAATAATTATTAAAATAATCTATGATTTCAATTAATAATTGGGATTGACTTTCATTATTATCTGGATTTATAGTCACAGAGGCACAAATATATCCATAAGATGCTAAATCGCTCAGATATAAATCATATCCTGATGTATATTGACCATTTCCATGTGAAAATAAAATTAAAGGACATTTATTTGTATTTGGAGCATTTTCTGGATAAAAAATTCTAACTCTTTCATAGCTTAAAAAATGTCTATGCTCTTTATAGATTTCATATCGTTCTTCTTCATCGAATATTTGAGGATCTACCAAATCCATTTCATGTAATTTTACATTATATGGACCAGTTTCAGCAGTATTTAAAACAATATTTAAATCTTGAATAATATCTGTTGCAAGTATTACAAATTTATCAGATAAAGATCCAGTAAATACTCTAAAAATTATTTTGAAATTTTTATATAGATTAAAAATTTCATCTGTTGACATAGTATCACACAGATAATCATGAGAGATATTTGCAATAATGTCTTTTATGGAAACTATAAATGAATTATTTGTAATATTTGATGCATCTAACGAAATAGTTTCTTCGAATAAAATTGAATTTATAGTAGAAGCAGATACATCTGAACTTATTCTTACATATAATTTATGCGAACTTATATTACCAGAATTTATACTCAATGATAATAATGAATTTAAAGTTGCTAAAGGACATGTAAACGCTAATTTTTCTGAAGGGAAAAAAGTATCATTAATATTATAAAATAAACTTAAAGATGGATCATAGTTATTAAGAGTAATACCAGTTAATATTTTATTGATCATTAAATAACCTGTTCTATAAAATTCTGTGATGATGAATCATATCTTATAATTTTATCATTTAATTTAAAAAATTCACCATTATTATTATACCAAAATGATGCTTTATCAAGATTATCATATGATATAACAATGTATGAAGATAATGAATATGTCCAAACTATTATTTTGTTTGATGTGCATATAAAAAATCTATCATTAGATGTAAATAATTCAAAATTATTAATTTGATCTATATTTGGATTTGATATAGTCGTATCATTTGTGAATTGATATGGGATAACATCAAGTTGAGCAAAAGTTGAAAGAAAAGAACCTGATAGATAATTTGGTCCATATTTTCCTGTTATTTGTGGACCTATACTAGATGATTTAAATGATATCAAATAGCCAAATCCAGATCCATCATTTGGTAAAATTCTTTGATATTCATCAGAACGTGCATAATATTGCAAAACATTAAAATTATCAAAAGCATAAAATGGATATTTTGCAATAATTAAATGTTTAGATTTATTGCCATTTTGATGGTTTATATATTCGTATAATAATGCAATCGTTGTAAATGTTTCTGTAGTTTTGCTTCTTGATAATAATGCATTTTTTGAGTAAATCGGCGTTGTAAAAGTAGTTCCTGATTCGTAGGTACTTATAGTACTATTATTAGTCATTATATTAGATAATTGTAATAATTCTTTTATTGAATTATTTAATGTTTTACCTTTAGTATTATTGTAAATACCAAGATTATAGTCAGCATTTGCTCTTATAATTTCATCATATAAAAAACAATCTTTTTTATAACTAGGATCATCATAATAATAGTTAAAAGTTTTTCCTAAAATTTTAAAATGATTCAAATCAAATCTACAAGAATATCTTTTTTCGGAAGCTATATCTGTATCGAATGTATGATTTGTAAAAAATGCAGTATTTGTAACATTTAAAAAATCAGGCCAACTTTGCAGTGAAAGACCGTTTGGCCAACTAGGAATATTTGAACATATTCCAATTAAGTTAAATATCCCAGTAGAAGTTAATCCTTCTGAAATTAAATTTCGAATATCCTCATTATATCTGTCATATGACATGGTTGATATTTTTGAATTATATTCTATTTGATCTTCTATTAATGTTTTATATGATATCGTAAAATTTTTATTTTTACACCAAATATCACTTACTCTATGAATACCACCATTAGAATATAATTCATCACGTTCCATTCCATCATTAATAAATGATAAAGATTTTGAAAACAAAAAACCTTTAGCCTGAGTATTGTGTACTCTTCTCCATCTAAAAGGACTTGATGTATTATTTACATTTCTTTTCCAGTATTCAATTTTAGATGATAATTGATATGCATTTATTTGTGTATCATATCTGTCTGCTTCTCTGTCTAATGATCTAGTACCAACAGTAAAGCATGTTACTTCGTTATCAACCGCCCATAATAAATCATCTGGATTTCCAACAAGATCAACATCAATAGTTGCCTTTAATTGAATATCATTTAAATTGTTAATATAAATATAATAAATTTTCTTTGATGGTTTTCCGAACAATAATATATGTTTACCATCATCAGAAATTTTAGAATCATAATCTGAGGTTAAAAGAAAATCTATATTTTGAGAAGCTGCTATTTCTAGATCAAATTTATCAAATACATATTTTTCTGTACTATTAAATGTATTTGATGAATAAGTTATATCATAAATAATAAATCTTTGGGTATCTTCATTATATGTTAAAGATTTAGACATATCCTCTGAAAATGTGGATAATATTTGATCTGTACTATACTCTGGTTGATTTTTATACCCTAAGTAATTTCTAACCAAACCAGTAAATGAACCATGTGGTGCATTTAAATAAATTGGTTTTATTATATAATTTTCTGTTGTTGGTGGATAATTTTCCAGAGCACCAGCAGTTTGTCCGCTTAAAAAATAAACATCATTACTTCCTAAATTCAATGATGTATTATTTGTATTAAAAATATTACGTGTAGGTAGATTTATTGAACCAGAGATTACCACATTTAAAACACCATTTAATTCAACAGATTCAACAATACCAAAAACTTCTGCTGTATCTGGGCTATCTGCTTTAGATTTTCTATAATTCCCATTTACAGGACCAAGTAAATTATTAAAAAATATAACATCACCACCAGTTATACCAGTATCATATTTATTGCTTGGTATAGAAACAAGAATTCTAGATAAAATTCCTTCTTCAATACTAAAAGAAGATATTTTATTATTTATAGTTGAATAATTTCCATCTAGATGCATATTATTATTCCTGTATCACATATCCAACATAATTAACTACGGAACCTGTTCCAGATGTTGTGGGGGCTACTTGATATACTGGTTTTATAACTTGTCCGATAGAAGATGGTGGTAAATTTTGTAAATAACCAGGATTATCAGCACTTAAAAAGTAAATATCATTACCACCATAATTAAATCCATTTATATTAATAATTCTATTACTTGGTAAATTTATAGTTCCATATGTTACAACAACAATTGAATTATCAGAATTTACTTTTTCTACAACACCAAATACTTCAGAATTTGCAATAGCATCAGCAGATGCTCTTGTATAACCATTCAATGTTACGTCATAACGAATTACATCACCACCAACAAGACCAGGTGCTAACAATCCCTCTGGTTCATTTTCTAATACAACAACTAATCTAGAACCAACAGATTGTGTTAAAGTCGTATTTATTATAGTTGATGTTATATTTGAACTATTACTTGTGTTACTTGCTGATGGCATTAGCTACCTCAAAGTGTAAAATCTGCATCTGCTATTATATGGAAGTGAACTTCATCATAAAGAACATAACCATTAGACAGACATACATTTACTCCATGTACTGTTGGTGTACCAGAAATAGATGCATTATTACCATTTCTGATTTGATTATTGTATCCAATAGTACCAGATGTATTTATTGTATCAAATTGTGTTGATTCAGTACTTGCTGTTTTATTATAGGCTCTTCCAGACAAACCACTATAAGGTGAATAGAAAGTTACACTCGGCGCAACTCTCATTCGTGTTGGCCATTTGAATAAATTACAAGATTTATTTGGTTGTAAGAAAATAGATTCTACATTTTGTGTAGGTGTAGTAATATCGGACATTGTTTGTGTACCAATATTCTGATCCTTATCATAAGTAGAATAATAAAATTGTTGGCAATATTTTAGTTGTTCTGGATAATCTGGATAAATTGATATTGCAGAACCTACACCAAGAGAAGCTGATGCGATACTAAAATATAAATCTTGCCCAAGAGTTATTCCATTTATATTTGCTTGTTCTATTGCTGGAATAAAATCAAATCCAACCTCACAATAATCATTCTCTAGATCAATATCAACTCCGTCATTATCAAGATAGCTTATTATATTCGATACTGAATATAAAGACCATGTTGTATTTAAAATAACTTCTCCTAATTTTTGATAATCCAATAAGGAGTTTCCGCTATATCTAGAAAAGTAAATATTTACCACATAATTATTAGATGAACATTTGCCATAAAAATTAAATGTTACTAATTGATTATCAAATTTCTTTGCACCAGGAACAACATGGCCTACAAATAAGTGGTCGGATGCTGTATATCCACCAGAAGTTCCAGATATACCCATCGCAGATAAGCCAAGAGCTTTAATATCAAGATAATAATTTGGATTTGATTCTATTTCATTTTGATATTCATCAAAAGTTCTTCTAATAATATAATAACTTTTAGTACCATCAGATCCAGTAATACCATCTCTTCTTCTCCACAAATCAGCAAAAATAACATTTCCTGTATTTGTATAGGCTGAATTTTTTCCTGTATTATCTCTTTGCCATACTTCAAAATTACCATTAATTAAAAAATTATTTCCAGCATTATTTGATGTATTTGTTACTCTGACTGTGTTCGAAGCCAAAGCTTCTAGATATATAGGATTTGATAATTTATTTTGTATAAAAAATTTATCTCCATAGAAATAACCAGCTAAATGTCCAATATAGGGAGTTGGGGGAGCTACTGGGTGTTGATCTAGATTATCTATTTTAACTTGTGAATTAGTAATTGTACTTGATACTTCTATCTCCTGATCAGGTGAATATGAAGCCTCAAAATAAACAACATTTGTTGATTTTGGAAATAAATTCAGATAATCTTGCAATTTTTTTGGAAAAATGTCTGTATAACCATATGTTAAAATATTATAATAATAATATACACCATCAGTGGTTATATCTTGCACCATACCAATCACGTGAGCAGAATGGTCCTGAGATATATCTGTTAAATTATTAATAGTAGTGCCTTTTTTATATCCACCAGTAGAATACGATGGTATTGCTGGTACTAGATAAGAATCACGTGTACCAATTTGAGTATTAATAATTTTTGCTACAGTAACTGGTTTTGTTTCAATAACACCACCAACCGAAAATTTTCTATTTGTAAAATGGTTAGTTACTTCTGTAGATGTTAATTGATATATTGAAACAAATACACCAACATCTACTTTTGGTCTTAAATCAGTATCACAGGCTAATATGATAGAATTTGATCCAGATATTCCAGCTGGTATGGATAAAGGATTTAAATAATTACCACGCATCTGAAGTACAAGACCAGAATCTCCAGTTAAACCCATGATTACTGGTTTTGAAACATATCCAGTAGCTACTGGTTCAAAATCTGTTATATTTCCAGTAATTCCAGGATCAACAAAATATATCCAACCAGCAGTAAGACCAATACCTCTCGTATTTACTTGACTAAAATCCCCATCAATTTTTCCTAATAGTGTAACATAAGCATGTGTTGAAGTTATTGAGGATATAACACCCATAACTTCTGCTTGATCTGGATCATTTGCTCTTGCTGGTTCATATTTTACAGTATTAGTAGTTATATCCCAATATACACGAACGGGTGTACCAAAAGTAAAACCACCAACTGTTGAATTAATTTGTGGTACTTTCACTGCAATATTTGGAATTGCTGCAAAATTATTAAAGTATGCTGGGCCATTGAAAGAAATACCATCATCTACTTTACCACTTAAACCAATAGAAGCAACACCGTTTGTGGCAACAGGAGCTGTAATACCATTAACACCTTGTATGTTGAATACCTTCAACATATTAAGCTTTTCTATAATTTCAGTATTTTCTTTGATAAACCAATCGTAGAAAGTACTATTTGATCCTAAGTCATTTATGATATAGTCTTTATCTATGGTCATCTTATTATCCGTTAATTGTTGCTACTGTTGTTCCGTCTAGATATTTAACCAAATAAGATCCAGAGGTATTTACTATTGTCAAGATATCAGAGAAAACTGTCTGTGAAGTATATTTTTGTATTTCTAAATCAGATACTAAAATTCTATCCGCACCTGGAACTTCCATTATTACATTGGTCGAATTTGAATTATCATTCAATGTTTCGTCTTGAGATGTATTTACGGAAGTAAATGAATATATTAAACCTATTTTTGATGGGCTTAGTGTGTTTGTAGAAATTCCAGATTTAGGAGTATTTAATGTTAAAGCAGAACTATAAACCCAGAAACCAAGACCAGAATTTACAGATACACCACCAGAAGAATAGCTTTTATCTGTAATATAATACCATCCACCAGATAGACTTATTCGAATATCAGAACCTAAACTTGATGCTGTTATTTGTGTTGGTGTAAATGGTGTGCAGCCTTCCCAAAAAGGTTTTGATGTGCCATTATAAGTCAACCAATTAAAAATACATCTATTTGACAAAGTTTGTTGAAGAAAGAATTGCTCTTGTAATTCATTAAGCTCGGAAGCCTGTAAAGCATAACCTGGCTTATAACCAGTAAAAACATAGTTTATTGGTCTTGAAAGAAATTCAGAAATTCTGGAGTTGTAAACACCAGAATCATCTGCGAGTGGGAATTGATCACCAAAAGGTGCTAATGCCATTTAAAATCCTTTTACGATATTTATACGAAATATTTTAGTATTTTGATTATCATTATCAGCATTACCAAGAATTAAAGGAGAAGCCAATTTTTTACTTTGTGCTACTTTTCCTGTATACTGCTTCAATACTGGGTAATCTATAATTTGTTTAACAGTATAAACAACAGAATCTATAGTTAATGTCTGTAAAGTTTGTGCATCATCATAATTGATACCAGCTAAATCAGCTCTTGTAAAACCACCACTGCTACTCAGATTAACAATACTAGCATCAGTTATAGTTTTACCAGTTGTTGTTGTTATTGATGTTCTACCATAGTTTTTCGTGGGTGTACCGGATAACAACTCAACTTTTGTTGTGGTTGGTTCAGTATAGGATAAATCTTTGCCATATTGAGATCCAGCAATAATTTCGAGTCCAGAACCAATATTTTCTATAGGATTTTCAACTAATCCATAAAAATTAATTTCATCTGGAATAACTACTCCATCCTGAACCATAGAATTTGTTTCAAGTCTAATATCAAACATAATATTCTCAGCACCTAGAGCAGATACTGGATCAAAATTTAAACCATCTATAGTATCTAAATTTAGCTCAATAGATTGTAATAAAGAGTCAATTTCAATAGAATTAAGATAAACAAACTTGGAGCTGCTAATCGAAAGCGTTAAGTCTCTATAACCAGAACCAGTATTTAAAATCTCAACACCATTTATGATATACTCACCATCAATATTTACATAGGTTGTAAATCTCAATGACGCACCAGTACCAGTACCACTTGATGTAGTAATTAATGGATTTGCTTCAGTTACTACTAAGTCTTCTTCATTAAAATTACTTAGATCAATTAAAGCAGAAACTAAAGCACCATCATCTAAACCATTATTTGCTATTTGATATAGTGAATAATATGCAGATGATGGAGATATTGTTTTATTTTCAACTAATTCTGAAACTTCATCGAATCTATCCTTTATTGATAAAGTTGTTGGTGGAGTACCTGTTGAAAAATAAGTAACAAAAGAATCGCTTCCTTCGTAAAGATAATAGCAAAGACTACAGTCTAAATCAGAAATTGTTGTATACTTAGTACCTTTATTATTGGTGCTAAATGTTGTGGATGTTGATGGTATTTGTGTAGTTTTCTTGAAATAAACAGCACAGTTTCCTTTTGCTGATTGATCATTTGTACAAAATTTTTGTGCTTGTGTATATCTTGAAGTTTCATTTAATCTGTAATCATCAAAAGAAATAACTGGCATCCATGAAGAAGTGACAAATCTTAATAGATCTGCTGTTATTTTATATAAAGGAAGCCAGGTATATCCATCCGAATAAGAAGCCAAACCATAAGAATGGCTTGGTATTTGAGTTGATGCGTTACTTAAAGATAAATCTTTTCTATTTAATCCATTATTTGAAATACAAAGATAAACTATACCATTTACTTTATTCCATGCATAATAAGATCCTGTATTCACAGTTTTTGTTGACCAAGTATTATAGACATTACCAGAAGACCATTCTATCTTTGAAATAACTGCTATAGAGTCTTTTCTTGCTACCTTAAAAGAAAGATCTGAATTTTTCCATACATCAATAGCAGTTTCATCTGTATTACTGGCTATCGTATTTGGTGTTTTACCAAACATAAAAAATAATTGATTTTTAGTACCAATATCTTGCAAATAGTTCTTTAAAATAGTTGATTTATTTGCCATTAGCAATTCTCGCAAGTCTTAAATTCGTTTGGACTAGTCACACCAGTGTCATAACACATATAAATGAAACTCAAAATATTTATGTCAAAAAATGGTTGATTTAATCCAGCCCATGTGGGCATAACATGAGTTGGTCCAGTAAACCCTAATGTTGCTGTTGGTGTTGTAAATGTACCAAGACATCCAGAACAACCAGAAATTCCAAATAAACTAAAACCAAAAGCATTTCCTATAAATGGATATGTAGAACCCATTTGATAAGGAGCATAATTTTTAAGTAATGGATATTCACAAACTCTGGAATCTTCATCAGGAACACCCGGTCCTTGATAATCTGATATTTGCTTACCAAAAACTAGTCTTAATCCAGCTGGATGTAATGATTGAACATATGCATCTTTTAAATCTTTTGTATCTTGTGTATGACCCAAGAATATTAGATAAGACCAATCATGGAACCAATCGTTATCTTGAAATCTTGATATATTTAAACCAGATCCCAATGTATTAGTTTTTTCATAATCCCCAGTTGCTGATATAAATGCAAACTGATTATTTGAAAACATACCACCATTAAGACGTAAAATATCTTTTTTAGGGAAATATATTTCTATATCTTCTTCTGATATGGAAAATAGTCTATTGAAGAAATAACGAATTGCTTCTTTGTTTGTTTTTCTTTTATGTAAAGAAGTTCTTATATTAACTATAAAATCTCTAGCATTTTGTAAATCAAAAACTATATTTTGATTATTTTTAACATCATCATATGGAAATGAATTAAAATATACAGAATAAATTCTTTTTAAGAATTCTTCTCTTGTTTTTTGGACATCAATAACATCTAAAAGACTATTTGATAAAGAATATTGCGCTCCATCCTCAGCATCACAATAAAGCCAATCATAATATTTCTGTAAGAAATCAAATACAGAAATAACATTAGTTTCACCAGAAGCTTCTAGAGCATTTTTTTCACGAACGACCCAAGTAGGAATCAATCTGCTTATATCAAAATTAGTAGTGCATGAAGTTCCTGTAATTGAGTCTATATCAATTTCAGTACCTGATGTTGCTCTTTGCGTTATTGATTCTTGAACATTTTGTGGAAATTTTTCATCATAGTCCGATAAAATAGTATTCAAAAACCCATCAAGGGTATGATTTATATTTTTTATGGCATTGTTACTGAAACCGGATATCATTAGTTAATTTCTACTGAATTTGTTATAAAAGATACTAAACTGTTTGTTGTTGACTTAAAATAACTATTTTTAAAATCAATTTCTACTGAAACTGAAGTTCCAGATAGACGTTTATCGTAAATTTCTATAATTCCTTTTTTAACATTAATTCTACCCAAGACTTCAGTTGATGGGCTAAAAGTACCATCAGAATTTTTCTTTAGTGTTTTTAAATTAAAGAACGCAAATTTATTTTGGGCTGGTGTGTAATAAGCCACTAATTTTACAGTGACATTTGATTTATTTTTAAATTCACCTGTTATGTCATAGTCTATAAAATATGGTATATCAAGTTCATTTTCTAGGTTAATCGTTATCAAACCATTATTTGTAAAAGTTTCTCTATAATATATTCTAAAATCATTTGGTTCTATTATGACATCTGGGTATTGTTCCTGGATATCAGTTATAGCATCCGTTGCTTTGAATTGAAAATTATATGAACCAGAGGAATTATAGTTATTCAATAAAATATTCTTCACGCCATTTTTAATATTTTGATCTGATGCTGGTGAAGAGGTGGATCTTGTTGTGGTAAATCTCATTGTAACATCATTTAAAATGGTGAGATTTTTAGGTAGTGTAAATTCTGGCAAAACAGTAACTACACATTTATCTAATAAAATATTGTAAATATTTTGTATTTTTAAAGCATCTTCATCATTATTTGGATTTAAATTAGCAGTGAAAAATACTCTCCCGAATCTCTGTGGGAAGATTTCATCACCACCAAAAACATTAAAATCGTTTGGTGATTGGAAAAATGGAGCGATCAAAGCTTTAATATCGTCTTTGGTTACTGCTCTGTTTTGTGCTCCGAAAGCTTTTGGTGCTGCAAATTTAACCAGATCAATATCTGGCTCATCCAAACCACCCTGAGATTTCTGAACCAAACCAATACCAACATTTCCTGCTATATTTGGTTCTGTTAAAGAAAAAGCTGATATATCATTTGCAGCCGCACCGCTAGAACTTAAGTAATCTATAAAGATTTTATCTGCATTTCCATCTACAGAATTTCCAAGACTGTTTATTTTTCCAAAAGTAACGTAAACACCATTATTAGCTCTTTCCAGATAAAATACATCTTGATTTATTACAGGAATTGAACCAAAGGTATCAACCAAACTCCACTCGGTTGCTGATGTTGTTACATTTTGACCATTTCTTGCAACCCTAACTTTTATAGTTGATGCATCAAGATTTGTATCATTTATAAAAAATCTTTGTTTTATGTTATCAAATAAATTGGTTACTTCTAAGTTTTTAACAAGATTCCCCTCGTATATTTCTACATCAAGGGCTTGTCCAGAAGTTCCATCATAAGATTTTATTGTGTAAAAATTATAAACAATACCGTCAGAATTTAGTCCCCTAAAAGATGCAAATTGTGGTATATCTAATATTAGACCAGAAACATTAACAACAGCTTTTGCTGAGGTTTTTAGGGGAATAAAATATCCTAAAGGTTTTGTTAATGAAATTAAAGAATCAATTCTTTGAGCTGAATCTAAGAAAGATTCATTTGCAATCATATTTCCATAAAATGCATAATAATATGTGTTATATGCTAGAGTATTAATCAGGGTCTGCATTACAGACCCTTCAAAATTAAAGTCTTTTAAGGAGTCTTGATTTTTTAAATAATTAGTGATACTAGTTTTGATATCACTAAAATTTATTTTGCCTAGATCTGGTGTTAAATTTGGATATGATGGCATTATCTGGCTCTTTCTACTATTAACTTCATACTGTCTTCTAATTTAAATTCTCTTATTGTATATCGAATATCAACCGAAACAGTCTTATCAGTATTAAAAGTAGAATTTATTGTATTCAATTCTACCCTTGGTTCATATCTCGTTATCACAGCTGCAATGGCATTTTCTACATAAAAACTAAAATCATACTGATTCTCAAATAAACCATTTGCAGCTGGAGTTCCAAATTCAACATCAAAAGGTCTTTCATAATTTATAGTAAGAATCAAATTCTTTATTGATTCTTTGATTGCTGCACCATCTTTTTTCAAATTTACATCACCAGTAAAACTATTTTTACTGAAAAACATCGGAATATCAGAATAGACATTTTTGAATATTTTCATATTTTTATTTATATTATATTATTTGATCTTTTATTGAATCTCTTGCTAGGTTTACAACCATAAGTTCAACATTAATAGATTTGAAGACTCTATTGATTCCAGTAACCATCCATTTACCATTAACACTATCTTTACCACCTATAGCATAACCTCTATTTACTGTAATAATATCACCAATCTTTATAGCATCATTGGGGTATATCGTCATTACTGCCTGTTGTGCAGTTATTAAAGACATCTGAGCCTGTCTTCTGAGTGGAGTTTTTGGTGGAGTTACGTAGAAAGTTGCATTTGATCTCAGAGTATTAAGGAATGTTGGGTAATATTTACCTTGCTCTGGGCAATTACATGAAGCCGTATTTTCTGGATCCGAAAGCATACAACCTAGATAATCTGGACCCAGGATATCGGTGATTAATTTGCATTCTTTTGTATTCTCATAGGCAATTGCTAATTCTTTATAAGATGGTTCTTGTTCCTTTGGTATGAGATTTTTGGATGGGCAATTGCAGTATGGATCTTCTGGTTCACATTTAGAATTATCTGTTTTACCTTTAGGATTTAAACACTTTAATCCCAAATCCTTGCAGATATTAGAACCAGAAGATTTACCAAATACTACAAACTGAGCAGCAAAATTATTATCAAATAGGTCATATTCTGGTGGTAGTGTTGGTGGTGAAGTTAATCCATATTCTGACTCACCGAATATATCATATAACCATACTTGAGATGTGACTAATCCTGGTCTATAGATGAAGAGATCTCCACTCAAGTAGCGTTCGATATCATCTGTAAAGATACTACTCGAAGAAGTCAATCCCTTAATTTGACTCATTTGTTCAATATCAAAAATATTATTTAAATGTAAATTAGTTATTTGATTTTGATTTAAAAATGTTGTAAGCGCAGTTGTATCTTTAAGGGCTATAGAATTTTGTAAACTTTGTGTGAAATCATTTCCACCAAAAGCTATAATATCGTTGCTATTAATTATTGTTTCTGTTTTTATATAATTAAATCTATCCGCTAAATTATTGATATTTGCAATATTACTTAAGACAGTATCAAAGTAAAGTTTAGATGGGTATACAAAATCATACCAACTTCTTCTTATATTATAATGTAAATGAGAACCTAATAAATTATAAGAACCATATCTAGAGTGATTAATATTTTTGATGTCAGCAATTTTATTAATCTCGACAGTAGTATCTCCAGATGGAATATAATACTTTGAATTATTATTGATATTATCAATTGCTTTATTTAAAGAAGCAAAATAATCATTACCATAATATACAGGATAGAAAGCACCATATTCATATTGGGATGCTCCTTTGAAAACAGGACTAATTGCTCCAGAATAATTATCAAATTCAGTAAAATCTTCGCCTATGTTATAAACATATTCTCCATTATTTTCATAATATGTTTTTTCATTTTCAAAAGAAGACTCTGCCCATAAAGACATGTCATTTATATCTTTTGTTTTTGCAGAAAGCCTCAATTTATTTAATGGGGTATACCACCAATAATTACCCCATTCTTTATAATCAGAATAATTATTTTTTGTTTTATTTTTCTTTATTGCCACATCAAATCCATATGGATCAACACCAATAACAGCGACATTATTTTGTATTGTTTGTCTTCCATTAGGACCAGCTGTTAATTGAACCAAATATGGTAAGAAATATTCTGATCCAGCATCACGAACAAATCCAGATGGGAAATCAGATAATTTATCTAATCCAATTGGGTTTATAAATTCTATTCTCACATAGGAGCTAATTTTTTCTTTTTCTATTGAAGGTATTTTACTAGCATTATCATTAAATACATTTAACTGATTTGTTAATGTAGATAATGTTTCTGGTGTAATATAGTCTGATATAGATCCATCTGGATCTCTAATAAAGCCAGTTGGATATGTTAAATTAGTTGAATCGTAGATTAAATACCCAGGGGTTTCAAATGGTTGTGGTACTGGGTCCAAACCCATCGGTGGTGGTAAAAGGTTTGTTATATCAGTAAGGCTATTATCATAATAAACTAGATCGGCAAAATCTAATTTAAATGTATTAAAACCTGGTTTAGATGCATATGCACCATAACTAAAACCTTTAAATTTTTGATCATAATAAGGATGATTTCCTGTGATACCTACATTTCTTGTATTATTATCATCAAAATAGACACTATACACATAATTTGAAACACCACTGGTAATACCCATTCTCTTACCAAGAACTTCGTATTTACTTCCACGGATAGGTTTTCTTTTTATAGATTTTATATTGAATAAAGATAAACTAGATTTTTTATTCAAAATATTACCGATAGTTTCTTTATCAAAAGGATTTTTTGATATAAAGAAAGCTTTTCTATTCAAATATTCTTGATATAATTCTCTATATTTTATTTGTAGAATAGTTAATTTTGCTATTAATTCATCTATAACAAATTTTCTTAATTTAAGTTCTTTTAAAACTTTAGTATATTCAAATTTAGCAGCTTGCAGAGCTAATGGATCTAGACAAGTCTCGCACCAAATAGTTCCATTTTCAACACCATTTCTTAGATCATCATCTAACCAATTAGCATTATCAAATTCTTTTATTTCACCATGCTCAAAGGTAGAAAAATATTTACCTTTAAGTAATTTTGTCTTTGTACAAGTATAAAGAAAATCTGGTTTTATGAATGGTAATTCATATGCCAATGGTCCATCAACTAAACTTTCACAGTTTAAATTTTGACCAAGAGCAGTAACATACCAAGGATATTGATCATTATCAATTGCATAAAATTCTGGATTAATTAAAGATTCCCAGTGACCAGAAAAATTTAAAGGTCTTGTATCTTCATCATATCTTAAATTAACATATAAAGGTAATCTCGCAACATTACATATAGTGGTATCAAAATTCCAACGTAAAATTCCAGAACCATAAGGTGAATTTTTATAGTATAATTCTGCAACACCAGCTTTAGGATATCCGAAAAATGGTATAGAACAATACCCATTTAAAGGACTTTCATTGCAACATATATTACCAGTACCAGGACCTTGAACATCAAGTTCGGGATCTTTACTGCATGTTTTCTTAAAATCTGGTGTTAAATTTTGATATGCTAGTTCGGTTGCCGCTACTATCCATGAATCAACATTAGAAATAAATTCTTCAACTTTTGGAATAAGTAATTGAATTTCATCCAATTCATTTACATATTTTGTGAGAGCATTATTAACAGTCTGATCTATATCTTCAGTACCTGTTTTTAAATTATAGAATTCTCCTATTGTCTGATTGTATGGATATGAATTCATGTCATACGACAAGGTCAATCCATTCCCAGAAGTTACTCCCATATCGTAATTAACAACATCAGAGAAAGCTCCAGCGGCAACAACAGAATAATCATTTGAAAAATCTTTAAAAATTCCAGTAGCACCAAAATAATAAAGATAATCTGGATTTTCTGAAGATAGATTTTTCAGTATGGCTTGATCTGCTGTACCGCCTATTTGGTCCACACAACAAATAGAACATCTATATACTTCCCATTTTCTTTTAGCATTTTTTAATTTAGTATATTTTTCTCTATTTGTTATTAGGGATTTTTTTATTAATTTATCGTAAGCATATAAAATTTCTGGATAAACTTCATCATCCAAATCAAACTGATTTTGCCAAACTACATTCGATAATCTGGTATCGGCAGAAAGTCCCAAATATTCCCATGGTTGCGGGAATGGTGTGTTATATCTATTTTTAGAATAAAAACCATAGATATCATCATCGATTCTTTGGCTTTGTGATAAAGACAATGTAAATGTCAGACCTTCTGGAATTAATGATTTAGTTTCAATATGAGAAAACTTATCATATTCTTTTTGAATATCAAATATTATATTTTGTCTTGTTAGACCCAGACTAGTATCAATAAAATCCAAATAAGGATCTGCATAATTTGGTAGAATTCTTTCATACCAAGAATAATAAACATTAGAATTTAAAAGTTTTAAATTATCAAATTCTGTTACTGTTTCAAATGCATGAATAGTATTTGGGGAAAACTGATTTTCTCCAATAGTAAATACAAAATCTTCTGATGTGGTATTATTTTTTATTAAAGAATCAATACATTTAAAATGATACCCATGTAAATCTTGCCAGAATGCATAATTAACAGCTGCGTTATTATCATAATTAACTGCATTTTCTGCAAGATATTGAAGAGTTTGTAAAAGGGTTTGTTGTCCTTGAATTTTACCCCATGGATAAGATACATTGTTCTTTTTAAGATAACAATAATTCCATGTCTTATCACCCTCTATTTCAATTTCAAATTTTTCTTTTAAATAAGAATTAAATCCTTTCAATTCTACACTAGGCCCAGATAATCCAGATAATTGAAATGTATCTGGTTCATCTGAATAGATGTATCCTATAAAATTTTCATTCTCTAGTGTTGACGATAAAAATTCTTTATTTAAAATACTTTTTGTAATAAATTCTATTGTTAATGCTTTAATAGTCTCTGAAGAATTTTGAAATTCATCAGTAGATAATGTTACAGTATTTTTAACATTTGTAACTTCAAATATTAAGGAGTAATTTTTAATAGTAGAATCATTTCGATCTCTATTTAAAGTTCCAGATACAGTTTTTGCAGTTAAATTAAAATGGATTTCGTCATTTGGTTTTACACCATTTACTCGCAACCACTCTCCAGTATCACGAATAACTAAAGTACCCGTCATTAATGGCGAAAACATATTCTCATTTAGACTAAATGCAATTAATGGATTTGTTCCACCAATCCATGGTATTACATTTAATGATTCACCAGTAGATTTGACTATTTTAAGGGAACTTAATGATTCTGTCGCAAATGGAAACTTTCCAGCCATATTAATTCTCTTTTGAAATTACTCTAAATCTTATATCATCATTAGATATCATATTATTAAATGTTTCTATAAATGGGACAAGAAATTGTTTATTCAATATTTTTATTTTTCTAAATTTTTCATTTCTGTCAGTCAAATCTTGTAATATTGTTTTGGTTTGAAGATCAGAAATACTAACATTTGTCATTATATTTTGATATAATAAAGATGATCTAAATGCATTTGTATCTGTAGAACTTGTATAACTTCCATAAGATTCTAATGAAATATAATCATCTCCTAGAGATCCATTATATCTTCTATAGGGAGATATTATTTGATTTGTTTCATTGTAAATATACAAAGGAGCATGATAATAATCATCAATTAATTTTATAGGTAAAACAAAAGCACTTTGTTCTTCCGTATTTTCAGTAAATTTTTTGATGAAAGTAATTAATTGTAATTTATTATTTACTTTTCTATAAGCAGCAACTTCAGTTGAACTTGTAAATGTTCCTACCACATTTGTAATTCTTGCATATCTAAATTCATTATTATAAGAATTTACAAAACAATATTTGCTGGTATCCAAATCACCAGAAATAAGATTTTCTGGTAACGTATCAAGTGGATACGGATCTAAAAATGGAGCAGCACGATTCAATCCTATTAAGATATCGCCTTGCTGTAACTGTACGTTTTCTTCAAAGTAAAAAATAGATCCTGAATATTTTGTATTAATTAAGGAATCAAAATTTTTTGTAGATAAGCAAAATTCAGTAACTGGATCAACGATATCATTTGTTAATAAAATAATCCATGATAAATCAGCATCCCCATAATATTTTTCTGCCAAAGATTCTACATTATCAGCATCAGAAACTAATTCTTCTGTAAAGATAGACTGCGTATTATATTTTGAAATAGCAACTTTTCTGAAAATATCAACAACATTCTCTGTTTTACTTCCTAAAGTATATTCTGTTTTTGGGAATGGATTAAAATACATTTTATGGTGTTCCCCCAAATAGTTGTGATATTCCTGCTTGTTGTAAAGCCTGTGATCTTGAAACTAGACTCAAAACATCTCTATAAACAGGTTCTATTTCTACAAACTGTAAGCTAACAGTGGTGACTGATGGTTTTAAACCATACTGGGTCAAAACAGCATAGGAACCCTTATCTGGAGCAGATCGATTGACTGCTACGTTTGTTAATACACTAAGTTGAGGATCCGTTAACCATGTAAAATCAATCGCTGGACCAGTACCAGGACCAACACCAAATAACCACATTGGGGGGTGGTTGAATAAAAACGGAACATTAGATGCATATGGAGCACTAAGAGCCTCAAATGATCTACCCACAGCAAAAGCAGCAAAGCTATCCTCATCAGTTAAACAAGGAAAAACTAGATTAAATGAATAAACTCTTTTATTACTTCCAGCAAAAATATTATCGTTAAAATCTGGAGGAGTTATATTACTAAAATAAGACGATAAAGTAATCGCTGATGAGGTTACTGTTTTTATGAACTCTGCTACTGTTTTAACGGGATTAACATTTCCGATGACAGGAACATTAAAATTTGTCATCATAGATAAAGGAGCCACTACAGCATTAAAAATATCCTGTACGCCTATTTCTTTATAATTATTTTGAACACCACTAATCAATTCCTGTGGAGCTGGTACATAAATTAAACCTAACTGATTGGGTGGAGTTGGTAAAACACCACCAAAAGTTCCCGATTGCCTACCGATGAACCCTTGATATTCAAAACATCTGAATTTTAACCACAATGGTATTTCAGATTGCAATTTTGGATTTTGTGGATATATTTGTTGGACTAGCATTTTTTGAATAAATATTTTGATGGCTTATAAAAATAAATTTTTCCCTAAAAATCAATCAAAATATATAGGTGATTCTACAAAAATACTATGTAGATCCTTATGGGAACGTAAATTCTGTAAATATTTAGATGAAAATAAAAATATTTTACGCTGGTCGTTTGAAAATATTAAAATTCCATATAAATCCCCTTTAGATAATCAAATGCATTTTTATATACCAGATTTTCTGGCAGAAAAAAGAAATAAAGATGGATCTATATCTACTCTACTTATAGAAGTAAAGCCATTCAAACAAACAAAACAGCCAGTAATGACAGAAGCCATGTCAAAGAAAACGTACTCAAAAAATATGGAAACTTTTTTGGTCAATCAAGCAAAATGGGAAGCAGCCAAAGATTTTTGTGAAAAAAATGATATTAATTTCATAATTCTCACAGAAAAGGAACTCCTATGATACCAGATCCAGAATTACCAGAAGATTTTATCGCTGGTTCAATAAATGAATTTAGAAGCAGTGTAGTAAATAGAGGTGGTGTTCAATTTGCCAATAGATATATTGTTGATTTTGTCACACCATTTGGATCTTACACTACATATCCATCTGAAATAAATATACCCCAAAGAGCTTTACTGACATACGAAACTGGTATGCCAACATCACTTTGGGGGACGAAAAGAAAAATTCCACTTCAGCACGAATTTGATGAAATAACAATGTCTTTTGTATTATATGAAGATTTTGCTGAGAAAAACTTCTTTGATGCTTGGATGGATAATATCGTAAGACGTGGCAACTACAGTGAATGGGTCATTGAAAATGCAAACACCTATTTTGATTATGTTGGTAAAGTTTATATCACTACTTTCTCTGGATCTTCCCAAGCAACAGAATATAGTGGAATAACATCAAAAACTTTATTAGATGAAGCATATCCTTTAAATTTATTACCAATACAAATGTCATCAGAAAATACAGGATACACAACATTTGTTATGACTTTGGCTTATAGAAATTCTTATAATTTATTGAATGGATAATTAAATGAACTTAAAAAATATTTTACATGATTCTTTACCAACCTATATCACTACATTGCCATATAGTAAAGTAAAAACTAAATTTAGACCTTTTTTAGTAAAAGAAGAAAAGAAATTATTAATACTAGAAGAAACATCGAATAAAAAAGAAATTTATAATGGTATTGTAGAAGTATTAAATTCTTGTTATGAAAATATCGACTTTTCAAAAATACCAATTTTTGAAGTTGAATATTGTTTTTTAAAGTTACGAGCTAAATCTGTAGGTGAAATCATTACGCCTAAAATCACATGCCCTGTTACCAAAGAAAATCATGTTATTGAAATTGATTTAAATAAATTAGAATTAAATATACCAAAACAAGACAATATAATAGCTGTTGGTAAAAATTTAAAAATTAAATTAAAATATCCAACAGTAAATGATATATCAGAATTATCTAAAAACATTAATGATTTAATTGCTAATTGCATTGTTTATTTTGAAACACCTGATGAGAAAGCAGAAGCATCAAATTTTTCCAAAGAAGAAATTATAGATTTTTTAGATCATTTAACTGTAGAATATTATCAAAAGATACTTGAATTTTTTGAAAATATGCCATCATCACCAATCACCGTAAATTATACGACACAAGATGGAGTTCAAAGATCCCTAGTGCTAAAAAACCTTAAAGATTTTTTTTCATAACCCTCAGTCACATATCACTAAAAAGCTATTTTGAATTAATGTATATTTTAACAAAAAATTATGGATTCAATTTAGCAGATCTGGAAGGAATGCTTCCTTGGGAAAGAGACTTGTATGTGGAGCAACTGAGGGTAGATGTGGAAAAAGAAAAGAGTAAATTCAGATGAAATTACAAAAATCTAAAAATAAAGTACCACAAGAATTAAAAGATAAAATCAAAAATTTAATTGATGGTTTTTCTATAGAAACTATGGAAAAAACTGATATAAATTCAGAAAATTATAAAGCTCCAGAAAAAGAACCAGAATTAGTAAAAACAGAACCTGGTTTAAATTTAGGTTCTATAAAAAAAGAACTCATAGCACCAATAACAAATATTATTAATGAAAAATTAAAAAATATTTCATTTCATAATAATAAAAATGTAAACTACCCAACAACAGATAACTATTTTAATTCTGTAAATAAAGAATATAAAAATTTTTCAACAAATTCGACAGAACAAAAAACAAGTAAATATTTAAATATTGATTATAAAAATTTATTTTCACCATCACAAGAAACACAAAAAAATATTTCTAATAAATTTTATGATAATAAAACAAATATTAAAAATTTAACACAGACAACAAATTTAATACCAGCTTTGAAAGAGGGTGGTGTTGTTAAAGAACCAACCGTTGCTTATTTACATGAAAATGAAGCTGTAGTTCCTTTAAAAGAATCTAAAACATTTCAAAACTTTATACAGACTCTAACAAAGGGTTCTTTAGTTAATAATACAAAAAACGAAAGTATTAAGAATGTTTCTAGTATGAGGAACAATACAACTAATATTGAGAATAAGACTTCTGTTGAAAATAAAAATATAACAAACAAATCTCAAAAAGAACAACCAATATCATTGAATGCTCCTATTAGTATTAATCAGCAATTATCAGGATCTCCGTCTGGTATGAATAAACCAAATCTACCACTTGTATATGCTGGTTCTGGATCAAATGGTGATCTATTCTCAAATTCAGTGAATAAACCAAAGTGGAGAAAGAATACTGGATAATTGAAAACCCCCTCGTTTGAGGGGGTTTCTTTTTTAGTCCATCTGTTCAAAAAGCTTCATAGGATCTACTTCATCTTCTACCGTATCTTCAATCTTTTGTCGCTTTTGCTTCATTGAGGATGACTTTTCCTGGAAATCATTCTCATCTAGATCTTCAGCATTTCGAGATACTGCTGGGGCAGTTCCGCGAATATCACCACCAAGAACCTCATGAAGACGATTCTTGAGATCATCATAAGACTTAAAGCTACTAGGACTGATGAACTCATTCAAAGAATGTTCCTGATTCCATAGCTTTTCAATCTTATTATCATCACCACCATAAAGTGCTGAAGGAGCATCAAACTCGGACTTATCGTAATTGGTATATCCACCAATTTTACGAATCTTCACCTTGAAGTTACAACCATTCCAAAAATCAAATGGATTGATTGGATCTTCATCCTTAAATTCTGGCTTCATCTTTTCCTGAATCTTGTCAAAGATTTTAGTTCCATACTTATAAAGGAATACCTTACCTTCATTTTGTGGATTTGCTTCGTCCTTGATTACAAGGATGTTGGAAATATATGTTGTCTTTCGCTTACGCGAACGAGCAATATTCTTATCTTCTTCTGATCCAGTATTCCAAAGTTCACTATTCAGTTCACTAACAGGATCCTTTTGGTTAAGGGTTGTGAGTGAATTTTCAATATACCATCCACCTGGGCCTTGGAAGGCATGGGAAAAAAGCTTTACCCAAGGGCAATCTTCACCATTAATTTCTGGAAGAAAACGAATTACTGCAAATCCATTTCCCATCTTATCTTGTTCTGGTCGCCAGAAACGATCATCCTTATAATCCTTCTTGACACCATCCTCAAGCTTCTTCATGAGGTCTGAAATGCTATTCTTTGAACGATTCTTAAAATCCTTAAAACTCATAATTTTCTCCTGGAGATCTCCTCCATTATTCTAACTACGGGAACTCCCCGC